ATGAGTGAGAAGATTATGACAGAAAAAGCATTAATAGCAAAGCTGATCAAGAATCAGAACCGCAAGCAGACGATTAGACATTCTAACTCTGGCTTGGTAATGGCAAGCGTATTTGTCCTTTTGGCTTTCAGCGCCTTTGGTTACTTCAAATACCTTTCAGATGATGTGCAGAAACATGATGAGTATGTGCGTATGCAAGTGGAAGGAGCTAACTGATGGATAACTACAAAATCAAAGTTAAAGATGAAGCGGAGAGCAAAGAGGCTCAGGAGTTGTTTGTAAAGCTTGGATTTGAGAAAACAGGATTTTCATGTGATGAATTTCCTTGCTACTTGGCAACATGGGAAGGTGGTTTTTCAGACTACGTTCTTGATTCCTTGAGCGTTAGCAGAGAAAGAAAAGAACTCACCCTCCCTCAACTACGCGACCTTGTTGTGTTGAAGCGTGGTGATGTGAAGGATGCGACTCATCGCGACAAGCAGCAAAATTCTATTTATTTAACTAGCGACAAAGTTATTTATTACTGGGATGCCGAGTGGCTTAACTCAGCTATAAACAAATCAAATGACTACGAAAACTATATTGCGAATAGCCTGACGCCTATTACTCAACCCCAAGACCCCGCCTTGATTAGCGGTGACGTTGCTTTAGCAAATGTTCACAAGTGCATTGTTCAGTACTTACATGATGATGAGCCATATGGTCGTTGGACAACAATTACTGACCACTTTTGGTCGCAGTACCACTTGGGCATGTTCTTAGATCCAGACACAAAGTTCAAGTTTAGATTTAAACCCCAAACCATCAAGCTTGAACTTGAGCTGCCGAAGCCTTTTGAGCCAGAAGAAGATTGTCACGTTTACATCTTAGATGACGGAAAAACAGATGGCTATCGTCGTTATTCCTACGAAGTTCATGGTGATAAAGGAAATACATTTATTGGTATTTGGCGCACCGAAGACGAGATCAAGCAAGTCGTAGAGCAACTCAGAAAGATACGAGGTGCCTCATGATCTTAGCCCTTTTAGATATCGTGCTGTTTAACCTCATCTTGGCGGTTCACTGGGGGATTATCTAATGAATATGTTAGCCCTTAAACCCGAATTGCTATGCCCTTCTTTCCCTTACTTAGATATGTCTACTGACATTCAAGTCGAAGGTGAGACGGTTTATTTCGACTTAACTTACGGCTGCAATGTTCTTAACTGCCAGATCAAAGCCGAAACGACTTATGACACTCGTGAAGTAACTGATCAGTCCAGTGGTTGTGCACATGACCAAGAGTATGAAGTACTTGTAGTTGACACAAAAACTCATGCCGTAGTGACTGACAAAGACGGCATTGAGTCACCAATTGGCTTACGTTTCAAGCTTACAGACTCACAAGTAAACAGCTTAAACGAGCAGCTTAAATACTACGCCGAAGAATTGGCAGATGAAGAAGCGGGAGTGGTGTGATGCAAGTACATGAAAAAAGAAAACTGCTTGAAGCCATAGATGTACTTATTCGTCGTCCTGCTTCAGCAACAGAGACAACACTTGCTGAGGCAATGGCCTACTTCAAGATGCTAATTGAGGAGTCTACACAAGGACAAATTGAAGTCCGGTATTCAGACACTACTCAGCAGTTGCCAGTTTAAAAATTAGGAGAAGATTATGAATGCGCCAGTTTGGTACATAACATGTCGAATGCAGCGTATCACGCTCATTCGGCTGTTAGTAGCTCTCAGCTTAAAACCATTCTGCGCTCTCCTGCACACTTCTTTGCTGAGCACATGAGTGGTAAGGAACACAAGCAGACTACTGCAATGGCGCTTGGTACTGCGGTTCATGTTCTATTTCTTGAACCAGAAGTTTTTAACGATGAAGTTGCAATCGAGCCAATCGTTAATAAGCGAACAAATGTAGGTAAAGAAGCAATAGCAAAGTTCTTACAGGACAATGCAAGCAAGACAATCATTACCGAAGAACAGTACCAGGCAGCTGCTAAAGCTGCAGAAGCAATGAAACGCCACCCTATGTACAACATGATTTTATCAGGTGGTATTCGTGAAGCTTCGATCTTTTTTGATGATGAAGAAACAGGTCTTGAATGTCGTATTCGCCCTGATTGGCATGTAGCACCTGAAACAAGTGAATATTTCCTAACGGGTTAATTGTAGACATCAAAAAGACAACGGATGCGCGTGCGAATGCATTTTCAAGAAGTTGCCAAAACTATGACTACTCACTTTCAGCAGCTATGTATATCAATGGATACAAGGCTTATTACGGTGAAGATTACAACCCTTCTTTCCTATTTTTGCAGTAGAAGAAGACGATCCGCATGAGTCAATCATCTATTACGCATCAGATGAAATGCTGTTTATTGGTGAGCAGAAACGCCGATCTGCAATGCTGACTCTACTTCAATGCAAAGAGTCAAATGAGTGGCAAGGCTACACAAAACAGATTCAACCAATTGATTTGCCTTTATGGGCTAAGAAAGAATTTCTAGGAGAATAACAATGAATATGCTTGCAACATTAAATCAAGGCATTGTTCCTCAAGCTGAAACAGCAGCAAACGTACTTGCAGCACAAGCAAAGGCTCAAGTTGAAGCACGTTATATGATGGCTATGCATCGTCCTAGAAATTGGGATGCTGTGCGTCAAGACCTTTTAAAGGAATGCCGTCGTCCATCATTTGCAGATAATACGTCCACCTATTACAAAAAACCTGTTGGTGGCGGTTCTTCCGTAACTGGCTTAGGTATCCGCTTTGTTGAAGTAGCAATTCGCTGCATGACAAACATCCTTACCGAAACAACCATGATCTTTGAAGATGATCACAAAGAGATCCATCGTGTTTCTGTTACTGATCTTGAGTCAAACACTACCTACCCTCAAGACATCAAGATCAACAAAACCGTTGAGCGTAAGTCTAGCGCAGGCCGTGAAGTAGTAAGTGAACGTTTAAATAGTTCTGGTCAGAAAGTATTTGTAGTTATTGCCACTGAAGATGAAATGCTTAATAAGCGAAATGCGGCAATTTCAAAAGCTATTCGTAATGCTGGACTTCGTATTATTCCAGGTGATTTACAGGATGAAGCTGAGCATTTAATTCTACAAACACGTCAAAGCGGAATCAAAGAAGATCCTGAAAAATACCGAAAACAGATTGTTGACTCATTTAGCAATATTGGAGTTAAGGCGCAAAATCTTGTTGATTATATCGGATGCCCTCTTGATCAATGCTCCCCTGCTCAAATTGATGATCTTCGTGCTGTATTTGGTGCAATCAAAAATGGTGAAACCACATGGCAAACCGTTATGGCTGAGAAAAACGAGCAAGAATTGTCAGAAGGTAAAAAAAGCTCCTTCAAATGACATCAATGCAGTAAATCAAGCAATACAGCAACAAGGATAAGGTGGCAGCATGAACGACTTGGAAATAAACGGATATAAGATTTTCACAAATCCTGATGAAGCTGTTTATGCAGCTAAATCAAAAGAAGATGTCTACAACTATTTCGTCGAAAACTATGGCTCAACTGAAGAATGCCAAGATGAAACAAAAGAGCAATTTATTAATAACTTGAATGAGGTTGAGCTTGATAGTGACTGTGCTCAGAGAAACCGAGAGTGGATTAATGAGGATACGGGGATGATCTCAACATCATCCTACTATCAGGAATATAAACATGTTGCTTCTAAAGATGAAGGAACAGAAGTAATCGCATTTTTAGTTTGGTGAGGACAGCAGCATGACAGATTTGAATAACACAAAACTTTGGGCAGTTAATATTCCAGAAGAACCTGATTCAGAACTTCTCCACCCTGTTCCATCGCAGAAGATTGGAAAGCAACTTGTCTATCGCCTTAAGAAAGAAGCATTACAAGCGTTTCCTACAGTTGGTCAATGCATTGCTGACTCAATCACTTTTGAAGAGTGGCAAGGCAGCAAAGAAGATCATGAAAAATATCTTCAAGAAAACAAGAACTGGTGGTTAGAGACAACTTTTCTGGGAGAAGGCTAATGACAGATTTGAATAAGGAAAGAGAGGCTTTTCTGAATACCTTCCAATATTACAAAGGAAGAAGAGACATTATTTTTAGTTATGAGCATGAACTGTTTATGACTAGATCAAACAATCCTTCTGAAATTGCTCAGAAAGAAATAAGCAACATGAATAGCCGTTGGGATGCTTGGCTTAGATGTGCAAAGCATCGTGATGCAGAGCTAGAAAAAGCCAAAGCTCAGGCGGTGCCAGAGCATGCTGAAATATATATAGGCAAAGGTTTATTTGCGTTGGTTGATTGGGAGGATTTTGATGCAGTAAAAGCCTTTAAATGGAACCCAACCAGTTTAGACAAAAGGACGCAATGGGCATGGGCTTACGAGCGTAATGGTGGTAAAGACAAGCGCTCGCGAGTAGCTATGCACAATCTAATCATGAAGCCTAAAAGCGGACTTGTGGTTGACCATATTAATGGTATTGGCTTGGATAATAGAAGAGCAAATCTAAGAGTTGTTACACCTCAGCAAAACAGTTTTAACACTTTCCCAAGAAAAGGAACATCTATTTATAAGGGTGTTTGCTTTGAAGATGAAACAGGAATGTGGAGAGCCTACATCTCAAAAGATGGTAAGCGCAAGTGGTTAGGCAGATTTATTACAGAAATTCAAGCAGCTATGGCATATGACAATGCAGCCAAGGACTTATTTGGGGAATATGCAAAGCTAAATGTTGTTGAAGCAAGCGAATCGGGAGCTTAGGGATGAGTGAATTTAACTTTGAGCAACTTTATCTAATGGCTCTCATGAATAGTAAAAAGCCAAAGTACGTTTTGAATTGGGTTCATGTATCCAGACATGGGCCAGGTGCGACAAAAGCTACAGAAATTTGTGAATATTTTGGGATAGATCCAGAAGGCACTGATTTTAGAAAAGCGGAAAGTAAGGAGGGGTGAATGGAGATTGATCGTCGTGTACGTGCTAAAGAGTTTATGATGCTAATGTCTATTGGCCGCACTAAATTCTATCGCATGATTAAGAATGGTGAAATTCCACAACCAATCAAGGTAAGTGACAAAGAGGTATTTTGGCACGAATCAAGTGTTAAGAAAGTTGTCGAAAAACACAAAGATAATTCTGATATGATAGCCTGCTAA